AAATCCATGATTGAGCACCGTTGTCACTTGGGCGTTCGCGGAGTTCGTGATGTTGGCGACCGTCATCTGCGAGCCGACTAGCGATGAAACGTCGCCAATGCCGCGGTAGATCGCCCAGGCGATCTGATAGGGGTCCGCCGTGCCGCCGACGATGATCAGCCATCCGCCGCCGCTTTGCTGTTGGACGGAAATAAGATTTGGTTGAACGCCCGGAACATTGAGAAGTTGCGTCTTGACGAATGACGGCATCCCTAGCGCGGCTGCCTTGCCAGCGGTCAAAACCGTGGCGCGATATTGCGTCTCGCTTGGCGCTCCCGTCGACGGCGTGCCCGCATAAGGGTTCGAGCATGTCAGCGGCGATACCGTCAATGGGACCGACGTCGTGATCTCCGTGACAGTTCCCGGCGCGATCGACCATGCGCCAGCGAGCGTCGCGACGCAGAATAACGGAAGGGATTGACCGCCTGATCCGATCGCGCCGCCATCCTGCACGACATAGCTATAAACGCCATCCGAGACCGTGAAGCCAGCCGGAATGACGAAACCTGGATTGTTGGGCGCCGTGAAGACGACATAAACCGAGGTGTTCGTTTCTTCCCAAAGCGGAACGCCGTAAATATCGCCGAGTTGCTGAAGCAGCCACGTATTCGCTCCTCGCGGCGTCAACGAATTCACGGTCTCGACTCGAGCCGAATCGCACTGCGCGATGCCTAGCACCTCAACCGACGTCATGTTTTCGCCGAGCACGCCCGGAAGCCGGGTCTGCCATCCAGGAACCGTCGTATCGACCTGCGACAAAAGATTTTGCTGGATATCAGTCGGCGTCAGCGGAATCATTCCAGCCGGGCCGATCACGGTTGGTAGAGGCTCCATGTCACGTCCCTATTTTAGCGGCCCAGATCGACCCATTGTTGCGCAAAATCTGCCAATAATATTGCGGACGCGGGAACCCAGGAATCGCCTTCCCATAAGGTCCGACGTTTTGCTGCGGGGTGTCGGCCGAAGCGGACGGTGGAACGCGAGTGACGATGACGCTTGGAAAGAACTGCATAAAATATTGCGCGATGAATTGAACATTGTAATCTGGCGGGAGTTGTTGCGCGATCGATTGGTGTGCCGGGATGCCGAAATTGCTCCAGAATGGCGACTCATTGAGATTTAGCTTCGCGCACTGGATAAGTGCGCTCAAGTAAACGTAATCATTGAATCCATTGGCGTCTTGCGTCACCTGCACCCATGTGGGCACTCCATCAGATGAATAGGTTCTGCCCCAGGTGTAAGGCTTCACGCTCTGCGACGGCGCGGGAGCCGGCGCGGCGTTCGTCGGACATGATCCAAGGTCGCAAGTCACGGCACGTCTCCGGGGCGTCGCGACAATCTATCGCAAGCCCGACGGTTCGACTATCCTATAACCCAATTGACTCCATTGGAATGGGTGAGCATGGCGTCCGTTCCGAGCCCGACGGTCAGAATTGCATTAAACACGATCGTCGGGGAATCCGTTACATAAGCAATCGCGCCCGGATAAGAAGCCGCTGGATAATTGGCGAGCAGTTCCGCCACCGTGAGACCCGGCGTGAGTTGGATGATCGGCCCAGCAATCGGCCCTGTGGCGCTGAGCGGGCCGTTAATCGCGGCGCTTGGCGCCGTTAGCGCACCACCGCTTGATACTCCGAACCCGCCCCCTCCAGACATTGAACTGAACGCGGCTGATAGCGCCGAGAGTGCTTGCTGCACGCTCATATTGCCGGTCGCCGTGGTGTTTGGCGCGTCTAGCTTGACCTCGCTAGACGATTTTATGTCGTGTCCGATTGATGTGATCGTGTGGCTGTGCTGGCCACCAAACACGCTGGCGACCCAACCCAGAATGCCTGATCCGCCCTGAGGCACCAAGGACGCCATATGCGTCCCGTTAGTCGTATCGAGGATCTGCGCCAGCCAACCATTTTGCGGATGAAGCTGGTCCGTCATATTGTAAGTCGGATTAGTTGGCGGACTGCCCTGCGTCACGCCGGTCTGGCTGGTCACGCCATTGGTCGGATGGACGATATGCTTGGATTTTTTGTTCGTGTCGCGGCTTACGGTTCCTGTCGGTCCGTAACTGACTTTGGCGTTCGGATCGTCTGTCGGCGTCCAGTTTGCATTTCCGATCGGCATGAACACGAGCGTCGAGAGATTGCCCGGTCGCGATAGGCCCGGCGCCGTGCTGGGTCCGAGGCCGCTCATCGCCGAAAGGATCATGTCGGGGGCGAGCACGAATCCCATATCGCCTTTTTGATAGGGGTGGCGCGTGTATTGCGGCCCGAACGCTGGGATCGTGGCGTTCGGCAATTGATAGCCGCCTCCTTGCTGAAAACTGACCGTGACGATGGAATTTTTCGCGCTGACGATGCTCGCCGCGAGAAACTTTCCGGTGTTTTGAATGTGATCGAGAGCACGCTGGCGCGCCGCTTGGCCGAGCGTGACCGCTGGATTGAGTTTCTGGCTCATTGGCCGCCCTGCTGCTGATTGGTCGATGACATTTGCTGTGTTTGGTTGGCGACGCACTCAATGATTGTCACCCACGCGTCGCCGGTCGGCGCCCGCGAGTTGCCGACATGACGGATGCTGCGCACCCAGAAAGTGCCTTGCAACGATGCCTGATTGAAATAGACACCGGGGCTCGACCCCGCGCTCTGCCCAACGTTACTCCAAGTCTGCGGCAATGTAATCGTGCTCTGGAGCTTGATATCGCCGCGCATTACTAACTTGCATTGGATAGTCTGCGGCTCTATCCACACCGGGAATCCGATAAAATCCTCTTGCGAGAGCGTCGACGCCTGTTGTTGCTGATCAAATACTTGAAGATTTCCTTGCGATGCGTCTATCGAGACGCCCTGATAGGAACCGCCAATCATTTGTTGGGTGAGACGGCGTAGGAAATAATTAAAATCGCGCAAGCTCGGATAATAGCCGACTTGATCCTGTTGTGCGGTGAGCTGTTGCGCGAGGCTCAATATAACACTCATTCCAGGGAAAGCGCCTTGCAACGCGGTTTGAACGGCAGGGCCGAACGGCTGTCCCTTTTGCCAGTTAAGAACGATGGGCGTCTTCGGCGGCATGGAATTCGGACCTGGCGCCGCTGGCGCGGCCCCGCCTGGTTGGAAATTGATCACGAGGAACTGATTGATGCCTTCCCAATCGCCATAGGCCTGCGTCACCGTTCCTGTCGCGAGAAGGCCGAACTGCTGCGGCTTGGCGAGCGGAAGTCCTCGCGCCATGCCGCCGTAGATCGAAATCGTCTTTTGGTTGAGTTGGTTTGCTTGAAGAATAGTTTGTAGCCCGACGCCCCAGATGCGCACGGTGCCCGCGCCAGTTCCGACGTCGGCTGAGACGACGGTGATGTCGAGATCCACCTGCAACGCGCCGGGGTCTGGCGATCCACCTGGCGCGCTATCCCAGAGAAACGATCCGACCGAGATTTTGTAATGTCTCATATCGATCCTCGGGCGAAAAATGGAAGCGGCCCAGACTGATGCGAGTCGACCGTGACGTGAGCAGCTTCGCCGGAATGGTCAATCACCTCAACGTGGTTCTGTTGGCCTTGAAGTTGAGGGTGCATCACATGGCGTCGACCATATCCTGTATCTATTTTGGCGGAAACTGGCGCACCTCCGAACTTCGGATCAATGCCTGTGTATTCGAAGTGCATAGGATCACCAAAATGCTTCCCCCATGAGACGCCATGTCGAGCGGCGATGATTTCCGTGTCTTCCGGAAACGTATTGCGATTGCCATGGAATGGATTCGATGCCGCGTTTATATCGATTGCGGTCCCATAGGCGTGCATGCTCCATCCGCCACCGCCGCGCTTCGGACGAGGATTATATCCGCCTGCTGAAATTAGTTTATATTCTGGATGTTTCGCGTGCATTTCATCGATGAATGACTGAAACGCTGCGGCCGCGCGCTTGGATACTTGCCAAGTTTGACCATCTGGGCCATGAACGGTTGTCGTTTCGATGGCGCCGGGATGCAACCCCCATTCCGGATGCTTCGCGGCAGCATTGAATGAGTGAGATATTTCACCGAAGTTGGCGGGAATACCGCTGCCTTTTGGAGTTGTTCCACCGCTTTCCGGCGTGCGCCACGGCGCGGATATTATCCCCCATTTCGGCTGGTGCTGATATGGCGTGCTCGAGCGTCTCTCGTCGGCGCGGTCTGGATTATAGGGCGTCGCGCCACCATAAGGCGTTCCAAAACTCGGCGTGACGCCGCTCGCTGCTCGCGCGCGTCCAACTTCCGTGTCCGGCCCATTCCACATCGATCCCACGGCGGCGGCAGCTCCGGCAGCCGCGCCCCAAGGACCGCCGACGACATAGCCCGCAGCCGCCGCGAGCAAGATTTTTAATTCCGGCGTCAGACCAGTCGTAATCAAATTTTCGAACGCCTCGACGTCCCGCCTATAATCACCGACATATTTTCCGAACTCAGGCGAGCCCATCCACTCGCCAAAATCCTTCATTCCGGCACCGAACTTTTCAAGCAACTCAGACGCTATTCCACCGTCTTTAATCGCGATCTC